TTACTTGTTATTCTTATCCTCATCCTGCTTTAAATCGGGTTCGGGCAGATCGTTTTTTATATCCATTACCGGATTTGAATTTATAGCGTCACGGAGCTGAGTATTTACCACATGGGTATAGATCTGGGTGGTATTGAGGTTTTCGTGTCCGAGGACCTCTTTAAGCACACGGACATCAACGCCATTCTGATACATAAGCGTAGCCGCCGTATGACGCAGTTTATGAACGGAAATTCCTTTACCCGCAAGTCCGCAGGCTTTAAGACGGTCGTCGATTATCTGTTCGACACGGCGGTTTGTGATGCGGTTGCCACGTTTGCTTATAAACAGAGCTTTTTCCTTAGGGTCTGCAACGGAATCTCTTTCAATTTTATACCTTGTGACCGCTTCAACGCATTGTTCGTTAAGATAAACTATACGTTCCTTGTTGCCTTTGCCCAGAACCTTCACGGAAAGATATTTTACACAGGGCTGTGACGGGTCTATGTTTTCGACAAAATCATTCACGTTTATTCCGACAAGTTCGCTCAGACGCATACCGCAGTTGAGGAACATTATAATCATCGCATAGTCACGGTAATCCATCCAGCTTGAAAACTCCTTGAAGCCCTCGTGCAGAAGCTGACCGCATTCCTGCAACGTGAGGTGCTTAGGCAGTGCGTTTTTAGGCGAAGGAAGCTCCAGATTCAGCATCGGGCTTGCCGCAAACCACGCCTTGTTATTGGTGAGGAATTTATAGAACTGCCGCAGAGATACAGCCTTGCGTGAACGAGCCTTTGCCTGATTGGAACGTTCACTTACCGTAAAGCTGAGAAACTCCATAGCGTCCGTAAGGGTCACAGCCTTTATGTATTTATCGTCAAGGTCTGAGATCTTTATCTCGGAGAAATCCTCATTTGCATCAACCAGCTTGTTCTTGACCTTGAGAAAACGCATAAACATACGCAGGTCCGTATAATAGTTCAACGCAGTAAGCTGTGAACGGTTTTTGATTGTCGTAAGATAATTCAGGTATTCGGTAAGGCAAGCCGGTGCGTCCGACGTAGCTTGTCTGAAATCTATGTTATATGCCATTTTGTGCGCCTTTCGTTTTTTACCGCTTCTAATTTCGTAAAATATTAATTTTACGAAATTGCGTGTTATTTTCTGTTAATATCATTATACATTTCTTCAATCCGTTTTTCAAGACTTTCGATCCGATCAGCAAGAAGTTCAAGCGCAGATTTTTTGCGATACTTGCGAACTACAGTATACAATGTAATTTTTCTGCGGAAATTCACGAAGAAATCACAATCATAAATCGGTTTTTTCTTATTCCAGAGAAAATAACATTTATAACATCTATGCGGTATCATGTCTTTAGAACGTATCTTTTTTTCTTTGACACACATATCAGCAGACAAACTGTAACGATAGCCAAAGCAATGCGGACATAGTTTGTTATAACAAAAATAACAAATACAGTTTTTACACTCTTTAGGCGGTACTCTAAAATATCGAGGATCATAACCGCTCAGAGGATGCTTATAAAACTTGTTATAATACTCAGCCATAAATCAATCACCTTGTGAATTACGATAACGGGAAGATTTGATATAGTTAATTATCATGTAGCAGCTATGCCGAGAAAGGAATGAAAACCATGTATCAAACTCATTCTCTCTTGCATAATCAACTAACTCGAAAAACTCAGTTATATGATTCGTTTGAACAAAATCAAGCATTTCTTTGACATATGTAAGTTCACAGCTTGCCGAAGGTCGCAAATACTCATCAAGATCTGCTCCGCCGTGAGCTATAATCATTTCTTTGCTGTACTGCGCCTTTTCAGGGTTATCTATATGCGCCATATAACGTACCATAGCTCGTAAGCTGTGACAACGCTGTGGAATGGGACAATTCAGAGCGTCAGTAATTTCCTTGACCTGATCGTATGACTTAACAGAGCCAAACGACAGTAATACATGAATATGCGGTTTTTTGGGCTGACCGTCACCGTTTAAATCACGGTCATGTAAAGGGCTTTCGATCCACTCAATGTGGAAATCGTCTAATTTATCACGCCAATCAGACGGTGCACTCTCAGGATAAAGCACGAACGTCCAAGACCGAGTACGTGTCTCTTTGATGCCAACGCCCGCCGCCCGCCCACCAAACCCCCCCCACCCGGATGGAAAAACCCACAGACAAACGATCTTCAGCAGTGGCACCCCCCCCAGCCGTGCCGCCGCTGGCGGCTACGGCATTAACCTAAACGACCAACGCCACGTTTATAGCGGCGAGACGTCTTGCGATCTGATACAGCTGCAGATGATCTTGTATCATCTTCCGCCGAATCGAAATAATCCGAATGTAAAATTGTCTGTACCATTTCGGTGGTATCGTACATCTGCCGAATCCGATCAGACTGCAAATATACCATACAATCAATCGGGGCAAGCGAAATCATCGGGTTACTATACGATAAATCGTAATCGGACGCATCGTAATATGTAACGTTTACGCATCTGGTAAACGGGTGCGGAAAATAACTGCTACACACGCGTACAGTTGTAGCAACGTCACGGATTTGCTTATCTACGAAGTGCCAACGTTGCGAAGTACCATATAGAACAACGTGACGGTGTCTGACCTGGCAAAAGTATTGAAACAATGCCTTTGACATGGATTTACCATTGCAGAAATCACGGCTATTAAGGATAGTACCGATTTCGTCAATTAGAATAATCGTATTATCTGCACACGAAAAAATATCATCAACACTATTTAACGGTTTAATAACCGTATGCTTCGGGAAACCGGACAACTTAATATTAGATAATATCTGCACTTGTGGGAAACGCTTACACAGCTTGTACGCAGTATAAACCATCGAAGATGTTTTTCCGGCACCAAACTTACTGGTAAAGATATGTATACCCCAACGATCAAAATCTTTATACCGCTTTTCTTTGTAATACAAAAAACGATCATGCACTTGGTAAACAAGGAACAACGGCAATCTGATCAAGTTAGAAAAAATCTTACGGAAGAAAACAATCAAAGCCATCAGATCACCACCTTATAACAATCTGGATCGACGTCCAAGGAATATGGCAGGAAATTTCATTAGAAAGACAAAAATACCTATACCTAAACCAAGACGGACGATATTATTTATCACATCGGCAATCGTGATCATGTCATACGACCATCCGAACATATCAAGAAAAACAGCTACTACATCTGTCATTTTGTTAATCCTTTCACCAGAAAAAATAAAATCAAAAGCAACACAATACCGAACAAGCACGCTTCGGACAACGTCAAAGTATCAATATGACGATACAAAATAGTACCGGAAGAAGTACCGATAACCACAAAATCACCACCTAATCAATCAAAAATCTTCCATACAACGTATGCGACTAAAACAGTTAGCAGCTGTCCTATAATAATATCAAATATCGACACGGAAAACGGTCCGAAGTCGATTGGAATCTGAAGAACGGAAACAACACCATCAATCAACTGTTGTATGTGTACAATCATAAAATCACCTACCCAACAAACGCAATACAACGATTAACGATAATCCAAGTAATATGATCGACCATATCGCTGGCGGAAACAATGCCCAACAGGATTGAAAAAACACACCGACCGAAGCAATAGAGGTACGCAAACTAACAATAATATCAGATATGTTGATATTAGCAAGCGAATTGTTATAATCGGTATCAATAATATCATTAGGATTATCGGTATCCAATTTACCACCATTAGAAGATGATCCACCGGTATAACCGTTATTATTATCAATGTCATTATCCAGATCGGCGGAATTATCATAATCAGTAATGTTAGTGCCATAACCACTATCGGACTTCTGATAACCTCGCCGAGAACTGAAATACGCAACATCAAGCAATTTACTTTCGGTAACATCTATGATTTCGAGTTTATAAAGTGTATTAGGTACAACCGATACATAATCGGAAAGACACAAACTTACCGCTTTAGAAACAGAAGAAGAACCTTCTGAAAAGTTCATGTTATCTGAAGTTAATGTACGGATATCATCATAAGACAAAGAATCATATTCTTTAACAAGTTTGTTTTGAGCAGCAAGCATAACATAACCGGACATATCATGATTAGGTACATTTAAAAATAACGCACCAATAGGAGTAGCAGCGCCAGCGATAGAAACAACAGCTTTAGTGCCTAAAGAAGCAGCAGCTTTAAGTAATAAAAAAACGCCAACGGCATTTGATGCAGCGGAAGCAGCTTCTTTCATTTCTTGTCGATCCCAAATACCTTTTAAAATTTCGGCATAATTAGAATTACCGGAAATACGTAAAGCGTATTTATGATAATTTCCTTTATCGTCAATGCGAAAATCGACAATCGGATATTGCTGACCTGCTTGAACCCAATCGACCAAATATAAACCGCTACTTTCTGTGCCTTTAAAGGATAAAAATTCCGCAGAGGGAGTTGTAATTGAAGAATCCTTATAATCACTATCCTTATGATTATTGATTACATCATCAACAAGATTCTTATAATCTGTTGTTGACCATGTGCCTTCTACGGCAGTAAATACAATATACATAGTATCGCCGTATGTATCAGTAAAACTTACATTTTTATCACCTATAATTGATAAACCGCCCATTGATGGTTCACCGTTCTTAATACGAATACAGGAATTGCAATAATTATTATTGTAAAAACCAAATTGAAAATATGCACTATCAAAAGAATCAGGAATCCATTCATAAGCAAATTGCGTACCACAAAAATATATATTGTGATACTGACCCGAAGAATCAGAACGAATAGAGAAATTATTGTTATTAAAGGTAACAAATTTACCATTTTTATAACCGAAAACACGACCATATAAATTAGTTGAAGTTGAACTGCTATAAGCAGAATAAAGAAATTCAACATCTAATTTCTGACCTGCTGTAAATTTAATTGATCTGTAATTTCCGATAGTTCCTAATGAAGCAACAGTATCATCTGCCGCAGATTCTACACTTTCAGCGCTTACGGTAACGGAAAACATCACCGAAGCCAGACCGAGAACAACAGCCAGAGCAACAGCAAAAGCAACTATTCGCAATGCTGCACTTCCCTGCTCTTTCATAAAATCACCCTTTCATAAAAAATTCTATATATAAAAAGTCGGCAAGAACAAATAAATCCTTGCCGACCGTATGTTATCTTGCAGATCGCTTCATTCTTGCGAAAACTGCAACGGACGCACCGACAAGCGAACAGCCAACGAAAATAGCAATCACAGGATTGTCCATCATGGCAGTAAAAGCAGTGCCGACGCAAGTTATAGCATTTGTAATGCACGCTGTAATGGCTTCCATTTACAACTTTACACCCCCTTTCAATTCAGAAGAACACGTTGCAAACCGCCGTAACGGTTTTCAATGATTTCAAAGTCTGTACCGGCAAGCGATTTAAGCCACTCGCCTTGATCATCTTTATATAAACCTTTAAAGATTTTCTGAAGGTTTTCGGTTTCGTTCTTGACCTTGTAAGATACAGTCGAACGACCGAAAGCGAAATTATCATTCTCGGGGTTGTCGAGCTCTTCGAAGCTCTGGAAGTACAAATACAAGTTGTCGTATGATACTTCCTTTTTTGTCTGCTTGTCGGTAAAAGTACCGCACTTCACTTCTGCGCCTATCAAAATCACGTTAATCACCATCCTTTACATCAGACACCTGAACAGTATCAAGAATCAGCTGGTAAAAACCACCGAATGAGAGAATCAAAAAATGCGACAGCGAAAGATAAAGATGATATAAAAAAGAATTGAACTCGCAGAAATCAAGATTTACATATAATGTATCAGACTTTACATCAGCAAAATCTGATAAAATCTTGATAACAACGTGATTGATAGATAAACTATCAAGAATGCAATCGGGTAAAAGCTGAGCAGAAACCGAATCGGGGAAAACCGTATACGTCTTTTTTACACTTTCCATAATAACTCCTATCTTGCCGTTATGCACCACGGTCACGGGTAATAAAAATGTTGTATAATACCCCAAATGGGGTACATCTATATAATACCCCGTTTGGGGTGATTTGTCAACCCCGTTTGGGGTATTTTTGTATAATGTAACAAAAAGGAGATGATAAAATTGTATACAAGACTAAAAGATCTACGAGAAGACTCAGATCTAACACAGGTAGAATGTGCGAAAATAGCGTTTATCGGCAAAAACACATATATTAGATACGAAAACGGTGAACGCATACCGCCATTAGACGTAATAATAAAATACGCACAACATTACAACGTGTCAATAGATTATATAGCTGGATTAACAAAAGACAATCGGAAATACTGGTGAGGTGTAAAAATGGATATAACAGAAATAAACGAGCTGATAAGAACACTAGACACTTTCATAAACATTGCAAAATACATCGGAATAGGTGCAATTATAGTAATTATATTAGTAATATTCGACATCTTCGCAATCGCCGGAGACACAAGAAAATTAACAAAACAGGTAGAATTACAAAATAAACAAATCGACTACCTGTTACAAATGAAAGAATACGAAATAAACAATATGCACGGTTGGAAACCACAGAAGCCGAACGAAATAGATATAAACGAAAAGAAATAA